CTTACTGACATGCTCTGATCTGATAGCCACGGGGCACATGGCGCTGAAGGGCTCGGTCAACACAGACCGGGCCCTTTCGCATGTCCCGAGAACGTCGATCCCCTTGACACCAAAGGAGCGGTTGACATGCCCCAGTCTCCTGCGCAGAAGGAAGACTCCGCCCGGCAGAAGGCGCAGGTCCTCAAGCTCCGTCGTACCGGCATCTCGTTCCAGGCGATCGGCGACCAGCTCGGCGTTACCCGGCAGCGCGCACACCAGGTGTACAAGCAGGCGCTTGAAGAGATCCCCGCCGAAGAGGTGTCCCTATACCGGGCCGAGCAGGCGGACCGGCTTGACGCGCTGCTCGTCCGGGCGAACGCAGTCCTCGACGCCGAGCACGTGATCGTCCAACACGGCAAGGTCGTCATGCAGGACGGTGTCCCGATCCCGGATCAGGGCCCTGTCCTCGACGCTATCCGTGTCGTCCTGGCGATCGAGAAGCAGCGGGCGGACCTGTACGGGTTCAACGTCCCGGTCAAGCAGCAGATCCAGAGTGACCAGACGATCACGTACGCCTTTGAGGGCGTGGACTTGGGCAACCTGCGGTAGGCCGGACAGTCGACAAGCCCCGGACGGTGAGACACCGACCGGGACTTGCACTATCCCCAGTGGGGATAGTGGTGGTCGCGAAGCACCTCGTAGACGAGTCTCAGGAACGAGAAGGTTCCCGAGCATGCTCCTGGTAGCCACCACCAGCGGTTGCTGCCCTTGTTGTTGGGCGACATGACTTTCTCCTTTTCTCCGAGGAGGCTGCTCTGGCGCCAGAGCAGACCTTTTGCACCCCAGGGTTACGAGGTGTCTCATCCGAACCTCGAAGAAGGATCAAGCGGTCAGGCCATACCGCATACCCCGATTCTAAGCCTCTTGCGTATACGCCCCCCCAGGTCAAGACGTATGTGGACTGAGAGTTGACCTAGGTGCTACGTCGGGGGGTGAGCCGTGGCCGTTGCCCTACGGCACCATTACAGGCCGCGCGGTGTGGCCGCCGCCCTCTTCGACTGCCGCGCCCCCGAAGTCCTCCTGTCCGGCCCGGCCGGCACGGGGAAGTCCCGTGCCTGCCTCGAAAAGCTTCACCTGATGGCGCTGATCAACCCTGGGTTGCGCGGGCTGATCGTCCGCAAGACGGCGGTGTCGCTCGGCTCTACCGGCCTCGTCACCTTTCGAGAGCACGTCGCCAAAGAGTCGATCGCCGCCGGGGACGTCGTCTGGTACGGCGGCTCACCGCAGGAGGCCGCGGCCTACCGGTACACGAACGGCTCAACCCTCGTCGTCGGTGGCATGGACAAAGCCACGAAGATCATGTCGTCCGAGTACGACATCGTCTATGTGCAAGAGGCCATCGAGCTGACCGAAGACGACTGGGAAGCGATCACGACCCGGCTCCGCAACGGCAAGGTGTCCTTTCAGCAGTTGATGGGCGACACCAACCCGTCCGTACCAACCCACTGGTTGAAGGCGCGTGCCGACCGTGGCGACACGGTGCTGCTGGACTGCAGGCATGAGGACAACCCCGTCTTGTTCGACGAGGACGGCACCCTCACCCACATCGGCATCGACTACATCGGCAAGCTGGACAAGCTCACCGGAGTACGGCACGCCCGGCTACGGCGCGGCCTGTGGGTCGCAGCCGAAGGACTCATCTACGACGAGTACGACCCGGCCGTCCACCTGCTCGACCGGTTCGACATCCCCGACGAGTGGCCCCGCTGGTGGTCCGTCGACTTCGGATACACCAACCCGCAGGTCATTCAGTGGTGGGCGGAAGATCCTGACGGCAGGCTCTACCTGTACCGGGAGATCTACCGCACCCGCCGCACCGTTGACCAGCACGCGCAAGACGCCCTAGCACAGGTCACCGACAGTCAAGGCGAGTGGACCGAACCCAGGCCGCGCGCCATCGTCTGCGACCACGACGCCGAAGGCCGTGCGGTCCTGGAACGCGAGCTAGGCATGTCCACCATCGCGGCTAAGAAGACCGTCACCCCCGGCATTCAAGCCTTTCAGGCGCGGCTACGGCCCGCCGGAGACGGCAAGCCACGCGTGTTCATCCTCCGGGACTCCATCGTCGAGCGGGACCAAGACCTACTCGACGCGAAGAAGCCGACATGCACCGCCGAAGAGATCGTCGGCTACGTGTGGGACTCCACTCCCGGCAAGCCGCCGAAGGAAGTCCCCGTCAAGGAGAACGACCACGGCATGGACGCCGGCCGCTACCTGGTGGCCGAGCGGGACCTTGGCACCCGCCCCCGAATCCGCTGGATGTGAAGGAGGCCGACGTGGAACGCAAGAGCGTGTTCGCACGCCTCGCCCCGGCTATGCCCGTCCTGCTCGTCATCGCGGGCCTGGCGCTGCTCACCGCTGGGGCTTGGGCCATCGCCCTACCCGCTGGCCTCGCCGCCGCCGGGGTGTCCGCCTTCGTCCTTGAGTGGCGCATCACCGGGGGGAGCAAGACGTGAGGTCCCTCATCGGCGGCGTGGCCGGGCTACTCAACCGGGCGCCCGTCCCCTACACCGGACGTGCCGCACCCCGGCTTCCCCTCTTCCACCGCAACGACCGCGAGGCGCAGATGGGGGCGATGGGCAGCGTAGGAACGTTGTTCTCCATCGTCAACCGCACCTCGACCGCCACGGCGCAAGTCAACTGGCGGCTATGGCGTAAGGCCCCAAGCGGGAAGAAGGAAGACCGCGTCGAGGTGACCAAGCACCTAGCCCTCGACATCTGGAACAAGCCGAACCCGTTCTTCACTCGACAGCTACTCGTCGAGTCGGAGCAACAGCACGTCGACTTGACCGGCGAAGGTTGGCTCGTCGTCGCCCGTAACCCGGCTATGCGGTCCATCCCGCTGGAACTGTGGCCCGTCCGCCCGGACAGGATCGCACCGGTACCACACCCCACTGACTATCTGTCGGGCTACGTCTACACGGGCCCTGATGGCGAACAGGTGCCGCTCGAAAAGGACGAGGTCATCCAACTGCGGATGCCCAACCCTCTCGATCCGTATAGGGGCATGGGGCCCGTCCAGAGCATCCTTACCGACCTGGACTCGACCCGGTACAGCGCCGAGTGGAATCGGAATTTCTTCATGAACTCGGCCGAACCGGGCGGGATCATCGAGGTTGACCGGCGGATGGGTGACGAGGAGTTCAACGAGCTCCGCTCCCGCTGGAACGAGCAGCACAAGGGCGTAGCGAACGCCCACCGGGTGGCCATCCTGGAGACCGGCAAGTGGGTGGACCGCAAGTTCTCGCAGAGAGATATGCAGTTCGTTGAGCTGCGAGGCGTCTCCCGCGACGTGATCCGCGAGGCGTTCGGGATCAGCGGGTTCTCCCTCGGCGACATCGACGACGTCAACCGGGCAACCGCCGACGCCTCGGCCGCATGGTTCGCCGAGATGCTGACCACGCCCCGCCTTGAGCGGTTCAAGCAGGCGCTCAACAGCAGCTTTCTGCCCATGTTCGGCACTACCGGCCAGGGCGTCGAGTTCGACTACGACAACCCGGTGCCGAGCAACGCGGAAGCCGAGAACAAGGAGCGCGACTCCCGAGCCAAGGCCACGCGGGAGCTGGTCGACGCCGGTTACCACCCCGATGACGCCGCCGAGGCCATGGGGCTACCAAAGATGAGGTTCGTGGGGAGGAACAATGGAACGGCTCAAGACGGCCCGCCCCCGAGCTAGCCTCCGGCAGGGCCGCACTGACTGGTACCGGATCGAGAACGCGACCACAGCCGCCGATGTGGCAACGATCCACGTGTACGACGAGATCGGCTATTGGGGTGTGACCGCGCAGGACTTCGTCAAGGACCTGCAGACCATTACCGCCGGTCGGATCGATGTGCACCTGAATAGCCCTGGCGGTGATGTCTGGGACGGCATGGCGATCCTCAATGCGCTACGCCAGCACCCGGCGAACGTGACCGTCATCGTGGACGGGCTGGCCGCTTCGGCTGCGTCGTTCATCGCGATGGGCGGTGACCGGGTCGTCATGGCGCGCAACTCGCAGATGATGATCCACGAGGCGCGCACGATCTCCATCGGCAATGCCGATGAGATGCGGCAGACCGCCGACATGCTCGACAAGGTCAGCGACAACATCGCCTCGATCTACGCCGAGCGTGCGGGCGGCAGCGTCGAGGAGTGGCGTGCCCGCATGGTCACTGAGACCTGGTAC